GTAAAGTAGAAGTGGCTATAACATGACAACTTTTGCAGAATTACAAACGCAGATAAGAGATTATACAGAAACAACTACAGATGTTCTTACCGATGTAATTGTAAATGATTTTATAGAACACGCAGAAAATCGTATTTTTAGAGACGTAGATCTTGATATTTTTAGATCTTATCAGGTAGCGTCTTTGACTCAGGGTAATCCTTTTGTAGCTTTACCAGGCGCTAATATTTCTCAAGCTGCTTTTATAAAATCAGCACAAATTTATACTTCTGGAGCAACTCCAGTGAGAGATTATTTAGAACAAAAAGACATTACTTATATGAATGAATATTGGCCAAACAGAGATAGTACGGGAAAACCTAGGTACTATGCAATGTGGGATCAAGACAGGTTATATGTTGCGCCTACTCCAAATTCAGCATATAATATTGAATTAGCTTTGAATAAGCAACCGACGGGTTTGTCTTCAACCAATACAACAACTTGGGTGAGCACAAATGCACCGAAAGTTATATTATATGCGTGTTTAGCTGAGGCTTTTAAATTTTTAAAAGGTCCAGATAATATGCTTCAATATTATGAACAAGGCTATCAACAAGCACTACAAGGCTTGCAACTTGAACAACAGGGTAGAAGAAGACGTGATGAATACTATGATGGTGTTCTTCGTTTTCCTCTAAACTCACAACAACCATAGGAGAATTAAAATGGCAATATCATCAGCTATATGCAACACTTTTAAAGGTGAACTTTTGGAAGGTAAGCATAATTTTGCGTCAGGTGGTGGTCATACATTCAAGATTGCTTTGTACACGTCATCTGCAAATCTTGGTGCATCAACTACCGCATACAGTACGACACAGGAAATATCTAATACATCAGGATCTGCATACAGTGCAGGAGGTGCAACCTTAACTAGAAACGGAGTAACAAGCTCTTCTGGATCAGCTACAGCATTTGTAGATTTTCAAGATGCACAGTTTACTTCTGCTAGTTTCACAGCTAACGGAGCGTTGATTTACAACACTACAACTGCTGGAGGATCAGGCACAACTAATGCTGTTTGTGTATTAGCGTTTGGTGGAGACTTTACTGCTTCAAACGGAACGTTTACTATACAGTTTCCAACTGCTGACACTTCAAACGCTATTATAAGAATAGCATAGGACGCTCTTATGGCTTTGATCATAAACGATCGTGTCAAGGAGACAACGACAACAACTGGCACAGGGGCTATTACTTTTGCTGGTGCTGTTGACGGTTTTGAAACCTTTGGTGCAGGTATAGGAAATAGTAATGAAACTTTCTATTGTATCGCACACAGATCTCTCAGTGAGTTTGAGGTAGGAAGAGGTACACTTAATGGTAGCTCATCTACACTTACTCGTAATACGATTTTATCATCAAGCAATAGTGATAGTGCAGTAAATTTTTCTGCAGGAACAAAAGAAGTATTTTGTACATTGCCAGCAAAAGAAACTCCTTCTCCTGTAATGAACGCAACAAAGTACGTCACTACACACAATTCAACAATTAGTGAAACACAGACAATGGATTCTGGTGTTTTAGCTGGTCCTGTTACAGTTACAGGATCTTTAACAATTACAGGTAATTTGTTTATATTATGAGTCAGATTGAAGTAGATAAAGTCATACCACAGTCGGGTACAAATTTACAACTTGGTGATTCAGGTGACACAGTAGATATTCCTGCTGGTGCTACACTTGATGCTACAGGGGCAACCATTACAGGTTTTGATGCTGCCTCAGATGAAAAAATAAAAATCACAACAAACGATACTACACCTAATTTTTTACAAGCAAAATTAGTTGCTGGTACAAATATTACGATAACTTTAAATAATGCTAGTGGTAATGAAACACTTACAATTGCATCTTCTGCAGCAGAAGTAAAACCAGTTGTATCTTCTATTAGCCCATCCACTATTCCCAACACAGCTACAAACGTAGTTATCACAGGACAAAATTTTGTATCTATACCTCAAGTTGAAGCTATTGGTTCTAATGGATCAATTACTGCTGCAAACACAGTTACATTTACAAGTGCAACATCAATCACTGCAAACTTTACTTTACCAACAGACGGAACATACTTTTTACGAGTAGAGAATAATGATGGTAACGCAGGAAGAAGCTCTAGTGCTTTACTTACTGTGTCAGACGCACCAACATGGACTACAGGTGCAGGATCATTAGGAACTATTCAAGGAGGCTTTTCTGGTACGGTCGCTACTGTTGCAGCCACTGGTGACAGCACACTAGCTTTCTCTGAAACTACAAATGTATTAACAAATGCTTCATTAGCAAATTGTACGTTAAACTCTTCAACAGGAGCCATTACAACTTCTGACTTTGGAGGTTCTAGTACAAGTGCAACGACATATAGTTTTACATTAAGAGTTACAGATGCTGAAGGTCAGACGGCAGATAGAAACTTTACGTTGACGTCTGTGTTTGATATACCTGCCTCAGGAAGGTTTGAATAATGGCGACATATGTAAGTAGAACACCAGGTTCAACAGGTAACAGAAGAACATTTACTTTTTCTTGTTGGGTAAAAAAAACAGATGCTGATGGAAATATTGAAAGTTTATTTAGTGCGGGTAACAGCAACAATGATACTGATTATTTTCATTTTGATTCAGGAAACAGGTTCACTTGTGTGTTAAGAAGTGGAGGAACAACTCATACAGAAGTTACAGCTTATGGAACTCGTCGTGATCCATCATCTTGGTATCACGTAGTGTTAAGAGTAGATACAACACAATCAACTGCTTCTGATAGAGTGAGAATATATATTAATGGTGAAGAGGCAGCTTATGAGGTCGCTACATATCCAGGCCAAAACGTACAGTGTGAAATTAACGATACAAAATTAACAACAGTAGGAGCTAGATCCAGAGCAAGTGTTGAAAATTTTTTTCAAGGTTATTTAAGTGAAGTTTTTTTTGCTGATGGACAATCTTATGCGCCTACAACATTTGGTTCTACAAATTCAGATGGTGTATGGGTGCCTATTGTATCACCTTCAGTTACTTATGGAACCAATGGTTTTAGATTACAGTTTGTAGGAACAGGTGCTTCAGCTGACTCTAGTGGTTTTGGTGCCGATACATCTGGCAATAATAATCATTTAGCATCAAACTCTTTAGGAACTAATCCAAGCACAAAAGACACACCACAAAACAATTTTTGTACTCTTAACGTCAGAGATAATCAATCAGTTAATGTAAGTAAAGGTGGATGTAACTTTGATAGTTCAGGAGGGAGCGATGAAGGAATTAGAGGAACAATTGGTGTTCTTGCAGGGAAATGGTATTATGAATGTAAAATTACAGGTAGTGCTGGTCTATCAGCTGGCAACATAGGTTTTGCTCAACCGACTTTTAATTTAAAAAACAATCCAAGAGGTGGACAGGGTATGTTTGTAAACGGTTCATCAAGCCTCAATCTTTTTAATTTTTCAAGTAGTGGAACATCTCTTGATGCAGGCGCTGGAGTTGTTCAAAATGATATAATTGGTTTTGCTTTAAATTTAACGGACAATCAATTAACTGTTTATAAAAATGGAACTCAAGTAGGATCGACTCAAACTATAGCATCAGGATTAACTTCAAGTGGTGATTTTTTTATTCCCGTTATAACAGATGACGGAGGTGCCAATGATGTTGTAGGTAGTTTTAATTTTGGCAATCCTACATTCACTATTGCAAGTAGTAATTCCGATGCAAACGGATATGGTAGTTTTGAATACGCTGTACCATCAGGGTATTATGCGTTATGTACAAAGAACTTGGCAACTTACGGATAACATATGGCTTATACAACAATCAACGACCCATCAGCTTATTTTCAAACAGCTTTATGGACTGGTAATAGTAGTTCAACACAAGCAATTACAAATGATGGTAGTTCTAATTTACAGCCAGATTTTGTTTGGTTAAAAAGAAGAAGCGATACTGAAAATCATACTTTAGCTGATACATCCAGAGGAATTACTAAAAGATTGGTTTCTAACTCTAATGCGGCAGAAAACACTGCAGATGGTGTAGTTAGTGTTCAAAGTGACGGATTTACAGTTGGTGGTGGTTACAATGGAAATACAAACGGTGCAACTTATGTAGGGTGGCAATGGAAAGCTGGCGGTGCGTCAACATCAAGTAATACTGATGGCGGCGTAACAGGCACTGTTCAAGCAAATACAACTGCGGGATTTAGTATGATAACCTATACAGGAACAGGGTCAGCGAGCACAGTTGGTCATGGTTTAAGCGATACACCAGATTGGATTATTTACAAAAGACGAAGCGGTGGAGCAAAAGATTGGATAGTTTATCATAAAAGCACAGGTAGCAAAGGTATGATTTTAAATTCAACCAGTGCTGGAGATACAGCTTCAAGTATATTTGGTGGTAATTTACCAACAAGCACAACTATACCTGTTGGTACAGCTACAGAAACAAATACAAGTGGTGAAAATCATATCGCCTATGCTTTTGCAGAAAAAAAAGGTTACAGTAAATTTGGTAGCTACCCAGGTAATGGATTAACCAATGGTCCCTATGTTTACACTGGTTTTAAACCAGCTTGGCTTATTATTAAAAGAACAGATGATACCGCTAATTGGCATATGTATGATAACAAAAGAGATCCTAGAAATGCTGTTGAACAAGCCGTTCAAGCTAACACTTCTAATGCAGAATTTACAACAACTAATAAACTCGATTTTACAAGTAATGGTTTTAAAGCTATAGGCGCAAGTCAATCAACAACTAATGCTTCTGGTGCAACATATATCTACATGGCATTTGCAGAATCACCTTTTGTTTCATCAGCAGGAGTTCCAACAACGGCAAGATAAACTATGACATCAGAAATTAAAGTAAACACGATTAAAAAAAATGATGGATCCTCAATCACAATTGGTGAAACTGGTGACACGGTAACTATACCTGCGGGTAATATTGCTGTTGATGGTAAAATTTTAATATCAGCACAAGATACAACAAGAAACTATTTACAATCTAAAATTGTTGCAGGTACAAACATAAGTGTAACTTTAAATGGATCGGGTAGTAATGAATCAATTACCTTTAATGCTACAGGTGAAACAAAACCAACAATCTCTTCTATTAGCCCAACAGTCATTACAAACGATGCAACCAATGTAACCATCAACGGAGCAAATTATGTATCTGTACCAATAGTAGAAGCAATAAATTCAACTGGTGCAATTACTGCTGCAAACTCAATTACATTTAATAGTTCATCTCAATTAGTTGCTAACTTTACATTAGCAACGGATGGCACATATTTTATTAGAATAGAAAACAATGATGGTAACGCTGTTCGTAGTGGGTCCGCATTACTGACCGTATCTGACGTACCAGCATGGACTACAGCTGCTGGAAGTTTAGGAACTTTTGCAGCGGGATCAAACGTTGGAACAATTACAATTGCAGCCACAGATGCAACATCTTTTGCAATTACATCAGGTGCTTTACCTGGAGGATTATCTTTGAATACGGGTGTAGGTTCTGCTACAATAACAGGAACAGAGTCAGGAGCAACGAGTGCTACAACATATAATTTTACAGTCACAGCAACTGATGCACAGGGACAAACTGCTGCTAGAGCATTTAGTATTGCAATATCAGTTGGACAACAAAACAGCTTGAGGTTTGCATAATGTCAGGATATTTAACACATTCAGTAAGTTCTACAGGTAATAGAAAAATATTTACCATAAGTGCGTGGGTTAAAATTAATGGCACTACTACAAATCAATCTATATTTGGTACAGGCACAGCAGGATCAAACTCTGGTAAATTTTATTTCGCTATTAGCAGTGGTGCAGTTAGAATAGGTGGAGGAGCAAATGTGTATCTTGTTACTAATAGACTTTTACGTGATCCATCATCTTGGTATCATCTTGTTTGCGCTGTAGACACATCACAAAGCACTTCTTCAAATAGAATAAAATTTTACGTAAACGGTGTGCAAGAAACTTCTTTTAGTACATCAACTTATCCGTCTCAAGATCAAAATACTCCTGTTAATGAAAGCGGTAAAATAAATACTTTTGGTGCCGAACAAGGTGGCGGTGAAAGTTGGGATGGATATATGACACACATGGTTTTAGCAGATGGAGTTCAATTAACTCCAAGTAATTTTGGTGAAACCGATAGTACAACAGGTGAGTGGAAACCAAAAGCTGATCCGACAGGCGTAACCTACGGAACTAATGGCGTATTCATGAAGTGTGAAAACTCAGGAAATTTTGGTTTAGATTCTAGCGGTCAAGGCAATAATTACACAGCAAATAGTTTTCCTACAGGAGCATTTTCTACAGATTCTGCTAGTAATAATTTTGCCACTTTAAATCCTTTAGATAATTATTATGCTGGTGCAACATTTTCTGAGGGTAATTTAAAAATGGTTTCAGCTAGCACTGGAAGTGGAACTACCACTAATGCTTTTAAAACCTCTACTTTCGGTGTAACAAACGGGAAATGGTATTGGGAAGCAAAACTAACTAATGCAACAGGTTATGACCAAATAGGGATATCTCAAATTATAGCTGCTGGAACTGCTTCTACAGGTGTAACAAATGACTACTTAGGAAATTCAATTTATGCATACTCTATTAGAGGAGATTCTGGTAATTTTACAAATAATAATTCATCATCTTCCTATGGAGTTTCTTTTACAACTAATGATATTATAAGTGTTGCATTAGATTTAGATAATAAT